GAGATAGTTGGTACTCAGTTTCCTCTAGTTTTCTAGTGTGGTAATCCTCTGCCCACTCTAGGTTCTTGATGTTTTCTTGCAGGATTCCTGCCAGTTGTTCATTTGTCATAATATCTGTTTTTAAGATTAATATGGTTGCAAGATATAAAAAATTCTTAATAACACAAAATAATATAAAAAAAAGAGATACTAAGTTAATAGTACCCCCTTTTCTACAGATTTAAGACAAATGTCAGACAGACACTCCAAATATAATACTTATTGTTCCAACTCCAATAACTTTTTTTTATAAATCTCTATCATATCTTGTAACTCCCAGTCTTTTATTTTGACCATAGTTCTACTCTTAGCTAGTAGCTCATCAGCTTTCTCTTGCCCTAAGTGTTTAGCGAATAAGTATTGCTCTCCATATCGGTAAACATTACAAGCCATACATTGCACTTCTACGTTATCCTCATCCCATCTAGTAGCATAATGCTTTCTAGACATAAAGTGTCCTGCTTGTAAGTTCTTCCAATGATCTTTCTTACCACAAGTAACACACTCTGCTATACCATTCTTTGCATATCGCTTCCTGATATATTCAGAGAATACTTTGTCTAGGTTGTTTACGATTGTCTTTCTGCTTGGTTTCTTAGGCATCTGTCTGTAAGTGTTTAGTAACCGTCTTGGTGTTGTAAGAGTAGCTTGCCAGTCTCAAAGTCTAGGTCTTTTATAGCTCTGTAGATTATCCTAGAATTTTTTTTTACCTCTTGCTTCTCAGCCTTAGTACTATCTGAACCCAAGTTCGTGTACATAGTAGCATCTAACTCTAAGAGTTGGTTAATCCTCTCTACTACTGTTTTCTGATAATCCTCTGCAATTCTTAGTATTTCTTCTCTCATAATTTGACTATAGTATAATACTATATATAGTTTATTATTATTATTAATTATATATAAATATAATATATATTATAGTATAATACTATATATAGTATAATAAAAAATAAGGTTTTTGTATATTATAGAAAAATAATAACCTAGAAAGTTATTAACAACTTATCTATTCTCTTTCTTAGCACTACCAAAATAGTACCCAAATATAGACAGAGCAACACCCTCTACAATACCCAATAAGTGTATGAAGATCTCCTTATTAGACTCAGGTACTTGTGTAGTAACTACTGTATAAACCAAGAAAGCAAATGCTAATAATCCTACTATCCCAGTTGCATTAAACATCCAATCAGTACCATAGCGTCTTAGCTTTACTTCACGATTCCTAGCTGAGTCTCTATCGCTTACTTCTATCCTATAAGCCTCTAAGGACTCGTTTAAGAGCCTTTCTCTATCCTCAGGTGTCAGACTATCATCGCCATCTAGAATGTCTCTTACAATGCCTAAAACACCATCTTTAGGTAAAATGCCTGAGAGCTTACCTACAATCTTTCCTAGCTTAGTGTCTTTAAAAGGTTTCTTATCCATATACCCAAGTTACATTAGCAGGCTTATTAGGGTCGTTATCAACGTGTATAAATGTCTTAGCTATTCCTATCCTAGTAAATCCTGCTTTAAGTAATGATGTTATAATCTTAAATCTATATACACTATTACTGCAAGCTATATCAGCTGCGTGTCCGATTATATGAGACGAGTTTTCCACTCCCCCTACTTTAGAATTATGCTGAGGTGTTCTAAATCCTGAGGTAATCTTGAAAGGTACTCCTGCAATAGATCTAGCCTGATCAATACGAGTTAAAAACTCCTGATCCATAGCTTCACCACTTCCCACCATATCAGGACTATCAAACTCAGAAAGTTTAAAATATTTCATAGTATCTTGCCAATTAACATACTTGCTAAAATCATTATAAGCATCCAAAATAAACCAAACTCAAACTTGTTCCAAGTAGAACCGTTTTTCTTTTTATGTAGCCATAGTTTTAATTCTATATATTTGAATACTACTAAGTCAATATACTTTCTCATTTTTGTATGATTTCGTTAATTCTCTTTAAATCTTTTCTTACTCTTTCCCTTTCTAACTTAACCTCTAATATCTCTCCTTCAAGTACTCTAATGTCAGGGAATACATAATTGTTTTGATTGTATCTTAATCCTTGTATCTCGTTTTCTGTGTCTGTTATTCTGCCCTCCAAATGTGTGTACAATAATACTGCACTACCAACAAGTATGACTATCTGTATAAGCCATTTTATGTTTATAGATATTCCTGCATCGTCATTTAATTTAGGTAGATTTTCTCCCATTAATCTTGTCTTTCAAGTAATAGAATAATTCTTTTCCTAATAGACCAAAAAAACCACCGACAAGACCAACCAATGCTGCTTGTGCTACTCCCATAATTGTTACAGTTGATAGGGCAGTAAATACAAAGCCACTAATGAATGATATTTTATTGTCAAGTCCCATAGTTTAAAATAATTGTATTTGTGCAATAACACCTGCACTTGAATATCCACCAATATATAAATACCTATAATCAGCAGAAAATGTTACACAACATTCATTTACTATACTTGGAGTACTTGCACTAAATCCTGAATAAGTTGCACCAACAGGATTATAAGCAGATGCTAAATCAAATTGATATAAAGGCCCATTTCTTTGTTGAATATACATTTTAGTACCATCACTATTGAATTGCATTTGAGTTGCTTGTACACTATTTGTTGTAAAAGAATCTTGAGAAAAATTAGAAATATAATGTGTCTGCGTGTACCCTGCGGTTATATTGTAAGGAGTGTTAAGATTGTGAATCCTTAACATTTTTTGATAACCACTCCAAGTTTGAGCATAGGTAGAAACAGTCGTTCCATCTCTTGAAAATCCTACTGCAAATGAATAAGTATCTGTTTGTGGTAATGCTCCGTATAATGTTTCTCCTGAAATAGTGGAAAGGTCATAAGGAGAGCCTAATGTTCTTCGTACAATATAGTTACTGCCAGAGTAAATAACCGCATATTGAAGACTTGTTCCCGTTGGGTCAAACATTATATTTGAATACAAAAGGGTATAATCTGAAGTAACAACTTGGTTCACATATGCTGCAGTAGTTATATCATAAGCGGTAGTTAGATTATACTCTAACAATGCGTTTGCTGTGAAAACCATAAATTTAGTCCCATCATCGCTTATATGAATACCATAACTATTGACTGGAGATGGTAAAGTTGTTACTGCAATTTGAGTAGCATTTTCAAGACTACCTGATAAAATTCCACCACCGCCTCCTGTATTTATTAATCTTTGACCAAAAGCCATAATTTATATTTTAAAGGTTAATGTCAAACAATACAACAGATTTTTTTGTTGTTAATGCGTTTATTTCTGCTTCTATTAAATCACTTGCATTTCTTAATGCTGCTCTGTCATCTTTAATAGATTGTGGTGTAGCTTGTCCGCTATCAGCTTCACGAATTATATACCAATCTGTTTGTGATAATTTACCGCCTATAATAGATTTTAACTCAGATACTTTCTGTTCTTTTAATTCTGCTAAAGTTTCTTTAATAGGTTTTTCAATTACATCATAAGTATATACTTCGCCACTTAAATAGATAGGAGATAATTCCTGTATTCTATAATCAATGCTTGGTGTAACTACATCTAAAAAGCCATACTCTTTTAGTTTTTCATCAGATAGGTTTCTACCACCTCCTGCTACTAAAACTCCCTCTGCTTCAAATGAATTAGGAACTAATCCGTATGTTTTTATTTTACCGTTTTCTAATCTTGCTTTCATAATTATATTACTTCTGTTTGTGAAATTGAAATATAAGCAGTACTTGCTGCCACCATTACTACCTGAATAAAGTTTACGGCTGCATCTGTGGGGTCGTACTCTCCACTAACTAATCTTGCACCACCATAGGATGTGTCAAAAGTTAATGTAGATGTTCCTGTTGCTCCTGCAATAATTAAAATATTTTTTACATCTCCTGCCGCAATATTACTGAAAGACAATGTTAATGTTGTGTCATTTGTCATATCAAAAGTATTGTACAAGGAAAAATCTAAAGTTTCTGTAGTTCCTGCCGTTCCTATTGATTGAAGATTTTTGTAGCTTACTCCTAATTTAGCAGGAGTAATAGAACCATCAGCGACACCTGCACCACCATAAAGTTCAGTAAAGTTGTCATTGGATTTGTCAAATGCGGTTCTTAATGGGTCTCCTGTACCATCATTAGCAACCGTTCCGATATTAATTGTTTGTTGTGCCATTTTGTTTTTTTATTATTAATAAATTGTTTGGTCTGCGGTTATAAATGTTTCATCTGCGGATTCTAAAGTAGAACTTGCTCTAATAAAGTTTCCATCTACGTTGTAAGGATAATCAGAACCCCAATGAATATTGTTCTCGTCTTTGGTAATTCCCCACCAGCTACTTTCGTAACTTATTCCCCAAAATATACTGTTTGCCATCTTTTTGCTTTTCTAGATATTTCTTTAGTTTAGTTAAGTTCTTGTCTTTTGGTTTGTATCTTGCTTTCATATCTATAGTACCCAACCTTGAAAGGTTGCATCGTGGTCAGGGTGTATATCATCATTTATATTAGACGTATATTCAGGATAGCTAGACTGGTTAAAAGACATATAGTCAATAAACCTCCTAGTATAGTATTCAGCAATATCTCTCTCCTTAGAAACTAAGTAATCTACCTCATCTTTTGATACTACTTCTGAGTTCTCGCTAGTGTGCTTATATATACCTCCATTTTTAATAGAGTAAGCAGCAAACGGCAAATAGTCCACCATAGCAAAGTGAATAAGCAT